GGAAAGTTAAATTGTCCATCTGGAATTTCTAGACTATAATGTGCTAATTGGGCTGGTATATCTTCAATTTCTGCTGCATTAAGATATAAGTATGCAAGACCAGTTAGTGGAAGTTCTAGTGTCAACGCCTTGTTGATAAGAACCTCAGTACCGTCATTATTGATAAGTCTAAATGTGATTTCTTTACCAGTAATATCCACTGGTTTTTGTTCCTGATTAAGGAACTTAAACTGTATCTTGTTATCTACACCCTTATGTAGATTAAGTGTTTTAGCGTAGTTTGGCATATAGGCCCTCGGACTGTTTCCAGATAATAAAACAACTATCTGTCTTTGTACATACAAGAAAACTGCTGTTGAATATCCTACGTTTGTAACTGTCACAGATGTTGCTCCTCATAGTATTTATTTGTATAAAATTAAAATATTTTTTAGGCTACCCGAATATAAATAAATTTTAATGATCGCTAATGATTTTCTAAAAAAATTGAGTGAAAACCACCCCTTTATCACCATAGTTTCCTTCGCAAATCAGGATTATGTGGGAATTATTCAGAACAGGGATGAGCAATGCACTTCACTATATGATTACGGTTCAATAGTAAGCCAGTCAACTAAAGAACTTTTTTTAAAGTTAGGGGATATTTGGTGGTGGGAAAGTAATCGCCAGATACCCATAAACATCTTTCTTAAAGAAGATTGGGATCCTTTTAGACCATATTTAAAAACTTTTAGCAATAAGAACCTTACTATAGTACATGGTCCTATAGTGTGCTTGGCAGAACTTAATAAAAAGCGAACAAAGCGTAAAAGTATTACGCTCGTAAAACGCCTATCTTGATTTCTTACGGCGCTTTTGTTTAGCGAAATCTAAAGATACGGGACCTACTCTAGTATCAAAACACACCCCATCTAAATGATCAAGTTCATGTTGATAGACTCTAGCAATCAGTCCATCAAATACTGTCTCTACAACATTACCTTTTGTATCTTGATAATGTGCTTGTATCTGTTTGTATCTGTTTACATGCAACCATAAATTAGGAAAACTTAAACACCCTTCTAGATCACGGTAAAATTCTCCACCTGATATAAGCGTTGGGTTTACACAAACGATAAGTTTGTCTGAATTACCCATTATAAACAATCTTTTGAGTACACCAACTTGAGGGGCAGCAAGTCCTATACCGTTATTCTCAAACATGATCTTTGTCATATCTTTGACTAGTTCTGTAGGGTCGCCGTCAACAGCAAAGTCCCATGGTTCAGCAACACGGCGTAGTAGTTCATCATCCTCTTTTAATAAATTAATTTCCATTTTCCTCTAATAAATTTATATGCACTACTACAAGATGCGCGTAGGCAACTGCGTGTGACTTTTTAAAAGTGTAAACACCTTCTTCTTTTTCCCAGATAGTCTTTGTTACTTCAGACCAAGGAAGACCTATCAAATGTTTTTTACCTGGACGAATCGCAGCCAAAAACATAGCAAGTCTTGGTATTGTATTTACAGGTTCAGGCATTTTTTGTAAACTATTATAGTGATTACCTAAATGTATCAATTGTTCAACAAATTTTGAATCATTCAATAGTGACCAATTCGGTTCGCGCATTAGTTCTACTAAATGATTTTCATCACGTATCTGATTGTAAACATGCACATTAAGTATATCTAGTTTCATATAACCGCGTTCTTCTGCTTGTTCATAATCAATAGCAGAAAGTTTATTGACGCTATCATATGGTATATCGGTTACATAGATGCCAGTATTATGTCTTTTAACTTCGTTTTTCCTTATACTTGCAGGCGTATGGTCAATGAGCGATAATAGTTTATCTCTATCACCTAAATCAATATCAATATCGCTGTTAAATTTCATTGCCATGATAATAAAAATAATATTTCTTTTTCTTCGTCTAATATTTCAACTAAACATTTTGGAGGGTTTCCAACTATTCTAAGTATCCAACTTTCTTTATCTTTACTACGCCACTCAATAAACTGCCCTACGCTACTCATATTATATCTTTTTCCGTCATCGTAGTAATTTTCTTGTACATTGTCAAAGAGCCATTGTAACATTTCTTTGTGTTTTGAATAGGGCAAAGTATGCCTGCGAGATTTTTTCATCGTGAAAGTCCTAACTTTCTGTATGCCTCTTGTACAACTATAGCCTGACGTTCTGCATCCTCTACCGCTTTGTGCGTAGTGACATGTCCACCATCTTTTAATTTAACACCTGCAATCTCAAACAATGTGCGTGTATCACGCACTGTATAGAATGGCCAAGGTATTGGATTAGGTCTATCAGTTAATGTTTGACGCATAGCAGTCTCACAAGCAACAACGTCAAACGGCGCACCATGACTCCATACTGCCCTACGATTCCAACCAATACTATATAATTTTTCCATGCAGTCACGTAATGTCATGCGATCATTATCGCTCATGGCTTCTTCTAATGCTTCAGGAGTTTGTTCGCTCCACCAGCGTATAGTATCATCATTGATAATACGATTATATTGTTCAGTCTGATCTTCTACGGTGGGCTTTAGTGTCCAGCGTTCAGCAACACCTTCACCATATGGATCAAATCTCACGATGCCAATAGTAAGGATAACACAATAAGGACTTGTGTCCAGTGTTTCCAAATCTATCATTAAATCATTTGCCATACTTAAGAATATACACTAAAAACTTCTTCTCGTCAACTACCTTATAATCATCACTTAACATACCTTCAATATTTTCAAGTGGTCTAAACCCATATTTGTTTTCTAACCATTTCATATATTCTCTATGGTCTCTACTATTCGTTTCACTCTTAAACTCTAATTTGAGGTCTTTAAGATTTTGCCAATACTTCCAGCGTGCCTTACGCTTCTCAATATCAGCATCATCGTCATCGTAATCTTGGAAATCTTTAGGAACTTTTACCATTACTTTTCCATATATTATCAATTTTTGAAACGTCATCAAGTATGGTGCGATCAAGGTAATTTAATAACAATGCCGGTCTTGGTTTATCAGTATTATTGGGCATACTGCTGTGTAGCACCCTGCAGTTGTATAAAAGTAAACTACCTCTAGGCATGTCAGGTTGCTTACAATTATCAATGAACCAGCGATCATAAGTTCCAGTATAGCAATTCATGATCTCAAAATCCCGCTTTTGACTAAATGGAACTAAGCCTGTAGCAGCATTCTCTTTTGTTACATCATCAAGTGAAATTATACATTGTATGCCTAATAATCTTTTATCAAAATTCCACTTTTCAAATCTATGAGGGGTATCAACATGAGGACTTAACCACTGACTCCTAGCATTAATAGTAACATTGTCGCTTGCATAGAACTGAAGGGTTGGAAAGTTATTGTAGATTACAGGATCAACTAGTTTCTTAATTTTTTGAAATTCAGGAAAAGTCTCAACTGTCTGGCTCCACCATACGCTTATGTCATCTAATTTTTCTATTTCTTCACGTTCAGCGTATACTTTCTTGCTACTACTTGCACGAACAGGGTGTAATTGACCAAGTATTTTTTTGTAATCTGCTATCAGAACTGAAGGTATAAAACCAGATAATATCTCATATCCTTGTCCTTGCCCTAATGTATTTTTTAAATTTTTCATCAATAACCGCCTGCGCTTAATAATTCTTTTACTTCTGCTATCACATTTTTATGTTTCTTAAACTTGATAGCCCATTGTTCTGGATTGATGTATTCTAATATCATTTTTTGTTGTGTGCTATCTAATGTTTCCATAAACTTCAATCCGCTTTCACTTTGATATAGCATCCAAGGGCTGATTTTTCCTTTAGTTATCTCAAAGCAAATCTTATTTACATTTCCATAACGTAATACATCTTTTGTTTGTATTTTATGTGTCTCTGCTAATTGTACGCAAGTTTCTATGCTGCGGGCGATAGCATCTAAAGGATCCTCAGTTTTTAAATAATCTATTAAAAATTTTGTGTATACACTATCACGATTCCAAGTATCTATACTTATTTGATTTTTAAGTAACCAGTCTATGTATCTAGGAATATTCAACACTTGTACTTCTAGACAATAATTACCAAACTTTACGAATGCTCCATAATAAGCACTAGACATAAATTCAGCATAATCTTTTTTCTTTTTGTTACTATGCTTACCATAAAATTGTATCCAAGAATTAAACCCTATACGGTTTGCAGGTAAATCTTTTTCATGCCATCTGCGCTTAGGTACGCACATGTGTTTTGCTATAGTAGTTTCTCGTAAAAACTCTTTAGCACAAAAATCACATTTGAACTTAGTTTCCTGAATCACGTATGTGTTGCTCTAACTCTTCTGTAGTGATGATTGAGGCTAATATTTTTAGATCAGAGATTTTAGTTGTAGGATATATTGAACTTAAAAAATTAATGAGGTCGTTATCATCCAACTTGTTAGGTTTTAAAAATTGATGAAACTGTTTCCCATTACCTAGACCGCTAGCACATAGCATCAACCATTGTAGTTTAGGATGCTTATTTACAAACTCGCTAAACAAATGTGTATTAGCAAATTCGTTTGTACTCAAAACATGGTATTGTTGTAATGCAGTATTGCCCTTGATAGAACTCATCCATCGTACCATCATATAGGGGCTAAACTTTCTTTGTTGTTCTTCAGTAAGACTATCATAGTAACCATAGTCCTTACGATCAATGGCGGCTAAGGCTTCAAACAAGTCAAAGTCTTGCTTCTCAAACTTCTCGTCAGTTGGTATCTTTGCTTTCGCCATATAATTCTACTACAGCAGTATCGCCCCAAATCTGTGCATAGTCAAGTGCTTCTTGTTCCGTTTCAAACAGTTTAGGTTGCATCTGAAACTTACTATCACCCTCAGTCACCCATAAGAAGTCACCATCAGGCCAGTAAACTTTTACACCATACTTCATCAAAATACCTGATTGTAGTCAACAATCTCACAGTTGCGGCTTATCTCTTTGACGAAATAAACACAGCGTGGTTTAGGACCATCATCTATCGGTACACATAAGAACTGTCCATTACGTAGTCTAGGAGCATACCAAGTTACATCGTGATAGATATCTGCAATCTCTATAGGTACGAATGTAGGACTGAAGGAACTTAATGGATTAAATTCAAACGCACTGAATCCACGATCATTGAGGCTGCTTAGTGGCAATGTTTCAAGATCACCATGTTCCTTTTCGCCTATCAACACTTGCCAATCTAACGGCATCTTGATATTGCGATTAGCGATTGTCAATACAAGTGCCGGAGTGTTAAAACTTTCTAAAAAGATAAGAGGTATATAATGATAATCTACGCTTTGAGGATTGCTATTATCTAATATAGCAAAACGCAAGTCATCAATCTCATCAGGTAATGTTTCTAAGTTATAATATTTGTTGTCTAAAGTTAATATACGCATGTTGTTATTTTACGACATTTTTTATTAGTAGTCAAGTTTTTCAATTGTAAATGGGTACTTTGCTTCCTTGTAATATGCTTTACGTTGTGTCAAATGACGTTTGGCAAATCTACAATCGCTAGTGATATCCCAGATTTCTACATGATCCTTATCTTCCGCTTTACGTATGCCGCGACCAATACTTTGGATAACTCTGACAAATGATTTGCCAGGCTCAATCAACACAAGATTAAAGATACGTGGTATATTGATACCTACAGCAGCGACACCATATGTTGCGATAATGACTTTTGTATCCGACGTTTTTACCTCATCATATTCCTCTTTACGCTCTGTGAGTTTAGTTTCACCTGATATGAATACGCTATCTTGAAGTCTACTTTGTAACTCACGTCCTGCATTGACCCGATCAACAAGCACTAATGTATTACCGCTATCTTTTATCTTATCTACAAGTTGGGCAATCTTATCTAATCGCTTTTCATCTTCTAACAAATGTTTAAGTTCGCTTTGATAGTTAGTAAACTCTACACCGTCTTTCATCTGTACGATGTTGACATGACATTGTGCAAGCACACCCTTCTCTTGTAATTCGGCTGCGCTAAGTTTACCGATCACAGGACCTAGACTTACAAGCAAACTCACTTGTTCGTACATTGCCTTAGGTATAGTTCCTGTTAGTCCCCAACGTATTGGTATCTGACTGAATGGACCAGTTAACAATGATTTCAGTGCATCTGCTTTTGCCATGTGTACTTCATCAACCATGACACATACAACACCCTCAATGAAGTCTTTGATGCTTATGTCAGTATCACCGCTGCGTGTATTTTTGAGAAGATTGTTGAGGCTCTGCCAAGTGCAGATTGTATGTGTCTTGTTGTACTCCTTGCGATCACCGAAGTATACGCCGACATCTAATCCAAGATTGATATAGTCTGCTTCAGTCTGTACAACAAGGCTCTTGTTGGGAACGATGACGATAGTTCTACCATATATCTCTACGCTCTTGCTCAATGCCGCAGTCATGATGGTCTTACCTGCGCCCGTCGCTACTTCTTGAATGCACTGCGGGTTCTTCAAAAAGTTATTGATTAATTCAACTTGGTAGTCACGCAATAGTATTGATTCACCTGCTTGCGTGTGTCCTTTAGGCCATACCTTATCCGCGAAACTATCTTCTTTTATTTCTTCAAATGCATATGTAGTACGATATTCTCGTAGGTCCACAAGGTCAATATCATAATCATATTCTTGTAGTATAGGCACAATATCAGGAATCAGATTGATGTATGTGCTGCCTGCTATGCTGCAATAACTGACCTTACCGTTCCATCTACCAAGACGGACCGCAGGAAGATATCGTGCGCCCGGAACTTCATGTTCAAATTTACGCATCAACGCCTTGCGGCAGTCCAACTCAAGACCTTCTATCTTGCAGTTGACCTCATCCTTTATTATGATTTTGGCTTGTCTCATTTTCTAATTCTATCAAACATTTTTCGCATAAACAATCTTTATACTGCTCTGTCTTGTCCAATCTTACATAAGATATTTGAAAGCACCAGCAGTTGGATTCGGATCCGTTACATATAAATTTAGTCCTGCAACGTTCGCAAATTAAGTCTCTCATTTTACTAAAATAGGCCTTGAGTTTTTAATAGTTACTACCTTGCTTATGTTTTTGTGTAAGTTTTCATTGTGCAATAACAAGGTCCGGCGAGAATGTTTATAAGAGGTATAATTTAAATATAAAATGTTTTCATATAAATCTAGATCGGATGTATTACGGCTTATGGGAATTTCACTTAAAACATCCCTGATATCTTTGGATATTTCTTTATTAAAAATAATTTCAGATCCTAAATATATTAAATCGTAGTTTAACTCTTTAAGCCAACTGCCTAGTGATTTGATATCATCAATATCAACACAGGGGTAAAAGTTACTTGCAAAATGCAATAAATCATCGTCTTGTAGTATTGACTGATCTATTTTAACACCATATTGCGATAGTTTTAAGAGTACCTGCGGTTCATCAGATAACTTTATATCGTGTAGTGCTTTATTTAGTGATTCGTTTATCCCGTAGATGTAAAAATTATTATTGGTTTTTACGAGGGTAGGATCCCATAATTTAAAACTTTTGTACTGTTGTAAATTTAATAAAATAGATTCTACAGTAGAATCATAATTAACATTTTCAAAATATTTGTTTAACTCACTGTAGGCTATCTTAAGATTGTGAGTAGACGCTGTTGCACTATAGCATTTATTTTGTTTATCCCAGATAAAAAAATTGTCCTGAACATTTTTAAATTTTTGTATAAATTTTGTATTGTAAGGACATCTTATTTTTATTTCCCCATTTTCAAAAGATATTTTAGGGTGACAAAATTCTTCTTTGGAAGGCACAATTTCTATCTGCCATCCTAACCCATTGAGTTGTTCTACATCATATCCAAGTTTAACAAATTGTCTTTTGTACTTTAGTAGTAATTTACTATAAAGTTTATCTTGATTAGAAGTGATAGGCTTTGAATTTGATATCTGAGTTTTTAAATTATTAAAAAATCCATAGTCTTTTTTTGACAAATGTATATCACCCTTGATTAAAAAATGGGTGAGTTGATCTTTACTGATGAACATTTTCATATTATAAAATACTCAAATTATTTAATAAAGGAAAGAGGGTCATAAAGACCCTCTCGCCTTTGCTCGGGTAAACGGAGTATCAAGCCCGACGCATAACAGTAGACTCAGCCAATGCACGCCAGTTAGCGGGGCTAATCTTAACCAGATCAGCGATCTTGAGAGCCATACGCATACTCAACTCACGCAGACGCGACTTGTTATCCCACATGAAGTTCAACACCTGATCACCCTCGTCAAACTCAAACCCGTAGTCACGGAAGAGTCCGCCGTCAGTATCACGATGCACCTGCTTGATACGCAACAACTTGTCACGCTCCGTATCAATCGTCAAGTCAAGAAAGTGACAGCGCGATTGAAGCGCCTCGAGGTGATCCTGCAACTTCTTGCTCTTCAAGTTCTCAAACTTGATGTTAGTGATAAAGATACAAGAACCGTTAAAGTCAAACGCATCGGGGATACCTTCGCGGCGCAACATGCTGGAGTCACTGTTCCAGTAAATTCGACGGCGCTTACCACTATCAAGTGCAGCCTTGAGAATGTTGAGCGACAAATCGTCCATGAGTACGCTATCGCAATCGTCAAACACCAGCACATGGTTCTTATCGCTATGCTTGAACAATGTAGCATAGAGACCAAGCGCCGTCATTGCACCCTTGACGACCTCATACTTGAGAGTCTTGCCAGCAAGACGATCAAACATCGACGCCTTCTCTAACTGCTGCTCAACACCGAACGACTTACCAACGCCCGGGGGACCACTGACGATCATTGCGCGGATACCACCGTTTGTAGTAGCCTTAGCCATCTCGTCCAGAATCGCAAAGCGGGTAGCGATACGATTCATAGCCTCGTCATCGGTCTCAACAGGCTTCACAGCCTGCGTGACAAACTGAGATACCTCAGCAGGTGCTTCACCACCAACAAACTCAAAGTCATGCTGGTCCTCGACCTTGATCTTAATCGTGTCAATACCAGCAAAGTCAGGGAACACACCGTCATTACGAACAGTGATGTAACTACCCTTCTTCCCAGTCTGAAAACCACGAACCAACTTAAACTGGGTATTAATCACAGGAATACCGCGATACGACCCACTCTTAACAAGAACAACAGACATAATTTACTCCGTTAGTAAACAACTCAATATAACTATTATAGCAAATTGACGGCCTAGGTCAACAACTATAAATCCAACAATATCAACGACTTAGAATGCCGAAAAACTCGTTTTTCAATTCCGCTACAGTACCGTGGGGCACGTAGAAGTCCGTAGTAGGATCCCAGTACTGACCAGCCTTAGGATCGTAGTATAAGACCTGACCGTTAGGGTAATAGAAGGGACCTTCAAGACCTTTACGCGGTTGATACTTACGTTCCAAATTAGTCAATACACGATATCCCATATTAGAACCATTCCTTGTGATTGCCCCAAGCCTCGTTATCTTCAAAGCCCTTATGATACGCTTCGATTTCCTCGCGTGTCATACGCTCCTCGGTGACAATTTCGCTAGTGTAGGTAGCACCTACATAATAGTGAGGCTTGCGACCACGACGATAGTAACTATCAGCACTACCGCGATCATAAGCACTACCATGTCTCGTATCCATCACAATCTCCTTATTGGAAAAGTGTAGCATAAACTTCATCACGAACCGCAGTATCGGTCGCTTCCTCGAAACCGTCAAGCGTACCAACATCGTGAAGCAGGTCACAGACCTGATCCCAATCTAATTCAGCAGCCCTAGCAGTCACCACGATACCGTGAATGAGTGCGTTGCCCTTCTCTGTAAACATACCGTAGTACATAAAAACTCCGTCTATCAACTGTATAGATATTATGCGCCCAAACTACTTCTAGGTCAAGAACTATAATTCCATATAAATCAATAACTTACAAACCCTCGTAAAACCGTCTAGGACCGTCTATAAACGGCGCTGGCCAGACATATAGCGTTGTAGCACTATACGCTGGCCAGGGCTTTTTGCGAGGTCCTATTACTTGCTAGATTTCTGTTCTAGAGATTGAAGCAGGTTGCGTGTACGGACAACTTCCTCGACACGTTCCAATTCACGCTGTTCATTTTCTAAGGAACTTAACCTGATACTGTACATGATATAAATCAAATAAGCCAACAAGCCAAATGCGATAATGATTGATGCGTACTCCTTAGTTACATAATTCACTAAGGCAATACTACCAAAAATAACCGCTGTGACACCGGCAACATCTCCGGCTGCTTTCAACTTCAAGTTCATACATATCTCCTTTGTTTATTACTACAAGATATAGATTACATGACACTATATGTTGTGTCAAGTTGAGGTTGCCCAATTTACTGATTTTCCTTGTTAAATCTTTTTATCAAGTCTTGAAGTTCAAGTAATTCTACCTTGAAAGTGTAGGCAAAGTACATAAAGAGAGTTAACCATATTACCCAAAATATCTGTTCGCCATGGTTTGGACTTAATATTTTTAGTCCTATCATTATTCCTGCACCTAATAGTCCTGCTGCTATAAGTTCAATCAATGCCTTTATTTTGTTGTTCATATGTTTTAATAATATCTTAGGTTATTTAATCTGTCAATCTCAGTTCTAAATGTTTTGATACTATCGCATATAGTATATGGTAAGTGATTTATTTTTAATTTAATAAAATTATCATTATAAACTAAAACGGTGATGTCATATTGTAGATAAAAACAAGATATACAGACACAATCATCTTCAACAGTTTGTAAAATTTGTCCGTGCAAATTAACATTATTATTTTTTAAATAGGATATGATTAGATTACTGACTAATTTCATACTACTTTCCTTGATAAGTGAACCAGTGAACGTATGATTTTCCGTGAATTACATCTTTATTTAATTGTGCTGCTTCTAAGTTTCCTCTGAATAATAAGTTTGAACGTTTAGCCAACTCTATGTTTCGTTCTGCATATGATCCTGTTTCTGATATTAGTATATCACAATCTGGATTACAGTAATTATGTATGTTTGTAAAAAATTCTTCGTGGATAGTCCAATCGGGATCTGCTAATAATCTGTTTTGAGTTTTTAAGTGAAGTTCATTTTTAACGGCTATTTCTTCTAAGTTCAATAATCTATCTCTATGGGGAGGGTTCCCTACTATCAAATCAAACTTTTGTTGTGGTGGAATATTTATAATTTTATCTGTACAATAGGCAAAAACTTTATCATCAATATTATTGATACTAGCCATATCTTTAACATAATCTATCGCAGGCTTAAACATATCCATAAATGTGATATGGTTCACAATTTTTGCGTCAAGCAGGCTATAACCGATCGCGCCGAAACCCGCACACCATTCTAAACATCTATTGTATTTTTTATTTTGTTTGAGTAAAGGATCTAAAAAATCAAGGTATTGTGTAGAACCTCCACCGTTCAATGAATGCCCGTCAACTATCCAATTTTCTAAGGATAATCCGTTTTGAAAAGTCAATTTTAGCACTTAACTGACCGTGACATCTTCCATGCCAGCTGTGCGTAGCCTTACGATATGGCCTAATTGCCATTGCTTGCTATCAAGCCCTTTCATGATGCCTAGCCATTTATTACGCAAAAGTGCTACCTCGTTGATTAGTACTTCAAAATCAATGACTTCATCTTCGCCGTCTACATACTTTTCAGCATCACGGCTTGTCAATGCTCTATTATAGCCTTCCAGATATTTCTGAAAGTATTTACGTCTTAACTTACGTAATTGTATGTTGAGATAATTCAATACCGCTTCAATCTCTTGTAACTGATTAAATCTTTGTTCCGTGATTCCGGGTAGGTTTGAGATATTTTTCTCTACCTTTCCACCTACCCTACAATCATATTTTGCTTGCTCTAATTCTGATTCATAGTGTGCTATGAAATCAGGGATTACAGACAAATCAGTTGTGATTCTGGTATACCAGTTCATTCATCACCAATTGTCGTCATAATCCTCGTCATCTTCCTCTTCTTCCTCATATTCCTCTTCTTCGTCCTCTTGTGATGCGATATATGCCTTGACAGCATCCATCACATGAACATCTCTACGAAACTCTGCCTTGATATCGCTTGCTTCATAATCATTTTGAATGAGAACATCTACAAGTGATTCAGCGGCATCTGGAAGAACCGTTTCATCAATCTCAGTTTTTAATGCACGCCAAACTTCGTGTATAACAGTAATACTCATCTGTATTATTCCTCCGCTACAGAATTTGTATTACTTATCTTTGTTTGACGATTTTGATATTCTGACATTACTTTGTCAAGACAACCATCTTCGTTGCTTTCCCAACCTTTGCGGAAGAATTTGATAACTTCACCGCTATCAGTTGTATAGACAAGACGATTACCTTCTTTCGTCAAAATATTTGCCTTCTCAAATAGATCAAGCAAACCACTGTATGGGTTCATGCCAGTCTCATATGGAATCTTGACCTGAACACTTTCAAATGGCTTTGCGTAACGAGTTTTCATGATTTTACAAGCAGCACGAATACCTCGCACATCAGTAATCTTGTTGCCATCATCATCTTCCTTGAGCTTGAGTTTCTTCATAGCGACAACGATACTGCTTGCGTAAACGAATCCTTGGCCGCCGCTGATCTTGTCATCAGGGTCAAACATATCTTGACTAGCATATGTGTGATTAGTCGCAACCAATCCTACATTATGACTACCAAACATGTTTACACAGTTACGAACAAGACTAGTCAATGCCTTAGGCTTACGACCCATGTCACCCTTCATATCACCTGCTTCAAACTGATTGACATCAGTTGGAGTCAACAACATACCAAGACTGTCAATGATAAACAATACCTTCGGCTTGTCATCCGCCGGTAAAAGTTTATAATTTTTCATGAACTCACTAATAGTCTTAGCAACGTCATCAATCATCGCCATGTTCAACTTCAACAACTTATCTTCGGCTGTATCGACACCAAGTGCCTTCAACCAATCTTCATCAAGTGCGTTTTCAGTATCAACCAATACTACGAAAATGCCTTGCTGTTGTGCGTGACGAACGAGGTTACCAGAACAAATATATGATTTGCCTGAACCCGATTCACCTGCAAATACAGTTACCTTACCTAGTGGGACTCCTTTGTTAAAGTCTCCGCTAATAAGATAATTGAGAGCGTGGTTACCAGTACTGATCCAATCAGTAGGATCATTGAAACCAATACTGAGACCTTCAATACTCTTGGTAATATCTTTTCTAAATTTGCTAACATCAAACGGCTTTGCCACATGGCCTCCTTATTTCAAAATATTTCTTTTAGCGATTCTATCATTGAATGCTATTTTGTCAAGCATATCAGGACAACTGTCCGCGATACGGTCAAGTTCATAGTCATTTGGATAGTGTCTTAATGCACCACGCGCACGATCACGGACGATGCTCGGCACCCTAGGCGTCTTGCCTGGATCGCATAATTCCTCAAGTAATTTCTTACCTTGCTTTAGTGCGCGGTATCTTTCGTCTGGTAGTGTCATGGTAGTTACCTCAGTTTAGGAGAGGGGAGAGTTTTACCTCTCCCCAATACTTTCTTAGCCCTTCTGCTGTCTAGCACGGATCATCGCTAAAATGTCCTGTGCCTTATCGCTAGAAGTACTCTTAGGAACTACTACGGGTTCACTCTTTGTTTCTGCTTCTTCTTCAACATCATGGACATCCCCGTGTCCATCTACTGTTGCCTTTTTTGCGCTTACAGTAAGAGTTGTAACCTCAGTTACATGAGGGGGTGCTAACTGTGATGCACTAGTTGCAGGAGCCTCAAGACCATATGGACGATAGTATGCGCCCCACTTGTCATTATCATAAGGCTTACCATCTACTGAAGCCTCAAACATTTCTTTGATGACACGTAGTTCGCTTTCGCTTGGCTTCTTGGGCAAGAAGTCAGCAAGATTGAATAGACCATGTGCTTCAATAGCAGCCTGCTCTACTTCAGTCAACGGGCTTTCACGGCGTGCCCAGTTACTAGTGCTATAATCAGCATAACCACCCTTGCTAGTCTTTTTGACGTTGAAATCAAGACCACGCTGATAATCAGTTGGCAATTCTTGAATTTCAGGATCCATCAAACTTGCCTTGATGATTGTGAAAATCTGCGGGCTGATGACGAAACGACGAATCGGATTCGCAGGAGTTACGTCATTGCCGATCGGATTCTGACGAACAAAACCTTGAAACAGATAACTACGCTTCTTCCAATATTTATTAGCCATATCTTTGAGCGTATCATCCTTATACCAAGGACGAACTTCTGCTAAGATAGGACAGTTATCACCGTACATTTCTACGCATGGGACTTGAACGACTACCTGCTTCATGTTGGGATCACCTTTGACGCCATTAAACGGCAACTTGATGATCTGTCGTTCTACCCAGAAAAATGTATTGCTTGAATCTTTGTCTGGAAGAAAACGGATAGTGGCAGTAGTGCCTTCTTCCATATTCCAGTGTGGGTAGATTGCGTTATCTGATTGGGTGCGTTGACCCTGACCTGATTTCTTACTTTCTTGTGCCGCGATACGGGCACGGATATCTGCTAGACTTGCCATATATAATCTCCTATGTTGTAAATGCCTATGTTGAGCCTAAATGTGTTTTATGTTGAGTTGTCTAGGAGACAACTAACACATCAAGATATTCTACACGAATATCATGCTGTGTCAATATTATATATCACCGAACTATGTGCAAAAAATATTACTTTAATCCCGAAAGTGTTTTTATTCTATCCAATTCAACACTTTCGCTTGCGCCAACTAGTTTACCAATGTTATTATTTTTAACTTTTTCGGTTGGGCCTAATTGACCTACACGCTTTTGATTAGCGTCTAAATCTTCTTCTACTTCTTCTTTAGGCATTGTCTTCTGTGAATAATCACGTTGCATTGCAGAAGGCGCAGTAGGCATTGTCTTCTGTGAATAATCACGTTGCATTGCAGAAGGCGCAGTTTCATAGTTACCTGATTGAATATGTGCCTTGATATGAGAATGGATTCGTTCTGGATTATATTTTTCATCAGGAGGTAGATTGAAGACAGGGTAATCTGATCCACTACGAATAGAAAATGAGATAGGTTTTCCGCCTGCTTGTGCTAGAGGAGGTACAATATATGTGCCTGGCTTGAGTGCCTTGTATCCAGCAAAAGATGCTAACTTCTTGGCTAACCAACCTGCGCCTTGATGTAAAAGACCTTCTTCAACATCTTCTTTGTGGAATGTATCTAGATATTGTTGTGCTTTATCGGGAGATACCATGTATCTTCCACCATCGTTTGATGCTGCTTTTTGTAGATATTCTTTACTCCAGTTTGCACCTTCTGGTCTTTTTGATTGAATCTTGACCGGTTGCAATTCAGGAGCAGGATCTGGTTTTGTTTGTGATTGTATATGTTGTGCCAAAGATGGTTGCCCAGGTACAACTCTTTCATCTAGTTCTTCTTCATTAAATTTGTCTTTTACCCAGGCGCCTGCATTTTTGACACGATTCACGACTGGGCGTGATTGTAAGTTATAACCATATTTTGTATAACCCATATCAGTCATTTGTTTATCCGCTGCACCTTGCTGTGCTTGATAATTTGCTTTGGCTTGTGCAGGTGTTATCGCTAGTTGTCTATCAACTTCAGCCTTTGATTCTGGGTCAAGTGCATCATACTGCTTTTTAAATTCTTCTGGATTACGTTTTTGATCTGCTTGAAGTTTGCCTGGCATGTCTCTGTAATAAACTTTATTAAGGTCTCTTGCAGCACCGCCCATAGCAGGCATCATTCTATCAACACCTTTTGACAATAGTTTTGTAGCATCAATGTTACCTTCTTTGTCAGTAGATGCTTTGATATCTTTTTGCATGCCTTTGTCAACTGCATAACCTTGTGACATGCTATCAAAATCTTGTTTTGGTATTTTGAGTTCGCCGCCCTGCTTTTGCATTTGTGCAGATTGTTGGGCAGTATTTAAATTGTCAATATCTTCATCCAAATTGTCGTCTGTTTTATCTCTGGCAGCCTGTTCAGCCTTTTTACGATTACGCTTAACGAACCCAACACTTACTTGTAAATAGTCAGCAAGTTCTTCATCGGTCATTTTTTCAATAGGAACATCGCCGCTTCCCTCATCCAAATCAAATGCTTTAAGATTTGACTTTTCAGTGTTTTGATTATGTTTTAATGTCATAGCACCAGGTGCTTCATCTAACATTTTATCAGCAGGTACTGCTAATGATGCTGTAGTAGAATCTATTTTTCCTTCAAGATGGATGTTTAATTTGTCCATCAATATTTGTGCGACTTTATCTGTATTGACTCCATAACCCTTTTCTGCCAATAATTCGGCATACTCATCTATTGAACTATAGATATCATCACTACTTAACCCTTCTTCTCCGCCTAAACTATCTGCTATAACTGATGCAACTTCTTGGCTGTTAGCCATTTTTTTTTGACTTAACTCATTTGCTTCTGCATATCTTTCATATGGTCCAGGTGTGGGTGGTTTTTTAGGTGGCTCTTTTTTTTCGGAATTTGGCTCAGATTTTGGCTCAGATTTTTGTTTTGGCACATATCGTATTTCACGTTTAGTGCTGAGAGGTTTTTTTACCTCTACTTCATCGTATTCATTTCCATCTTGGTCAATAAATCTGTGTTGTATAGTTTGTTCATTAGTTGGTGTAACATCTTCTGCACCGCCTTCTCCGGCATCACCTGGTGTGTCGCCGTCAGTCTCTTCGCTTGCTTCTCCGCCGTCACCACCTTCAATTAAACTTTGTGCCCATTCGTCTAATTCTTTAACTTCATTCATTTCAGTTAAGTTCTTTGACAAACGATTTAATATCGGTAATACACTTTCAATACGTGGGTCTAGTGTTTCTTGTACAAATAATTCGTTTAAGTTATTACCTTCATCATTTTCTTCATTTAGTACAGGGGTGTAACTTTCAAAATACTTTACATACCCGCGATGAGTAGTCATGCGACTCAATGTTTCGCGTAGGTTATTATAGTGCAGCACGCCTTCATTAATCAAACGCTGTGTTGATTCGTTGAATTGACTATTATTTTTTGTCGCACGGACAAATCCAGCCATTTTTGTATATTCTTCAACTAAAGATGTGATATGTTTTGCCTTATCGTCATATGGTGTGCCACCTTCTGCGATATGACGGGCATATACTCTTGCAAGACCTGGGCGATTAGTTGGTAATAAGAAACGTTCACCGGAAAGGTTTTCAACAAATATTCTGTGAACATTGCGAAATCTTTGTTCACCTTCTTCAATATTGCGATTATGTTCAATAATAATTTTAACTGTTGGAACATTATCGCTGAAACTTGTCTTTTTACCTAAAGGATAGTATCCTTCACTAATGTTATCTTTTTCTTGTTGCATTTTGTTTCTCGCCCTTTTTTGCATATCAAATTGAAAATGATCTGACTTTCTTATTTCCATCTCACCTACTTTATTTAAAACCCAGGGTTTAATAAACTTATGAAACATTTGAAATTCTGGGCTTTTAACTACCTCTCCATCTACCCAGATAGTAGTAGTTATGATATCTTTTCTGGGTTTTTTATCCATTGAAACATAAGCAGGATCAGACTTGAGGTCATTTTCATCACGTAAAGTAAATCCAATAGTTAATGCTTTTTCTGGATCTAATGTCTTTTTTCCTGTTCGGTCCAGAGCATATGGTTCATAACCGCGATTATGCAACTCATCATATAACTCTGCCATTTTTCTTTCTAAACTTATAGCCATAATATTATTTATTCAAATTTTTAACTTAGGACGGCAAAAAACGGTAAAGGGGGTATAACTTCATCGTGGTCACGCATCTGAGTCTCTAAGTCGTAATGAAAGTCTGTTAGTTGTTGTAGCATTCGTGTGACAAGTAGCGTGGCCATCACTAAATCGTCAGTTTCTCCTACTTTAGCACTATAACTGCCGCCTAACGCTACGAACGTTTTTAGTTCTGAAATAAGTGAACGACTGTGTAATTTCATTTTTTTACTTTCTAATAGTGTTTTAAATTTTGCGCAGGCAGTTAGTTTTACCTTATGAGAAGTATTAAACCCTTTTCTTTTTTTACCATATTCGCTGAAAAAGATACCTGGAATATTACTTTCTCCGAACTCATTTAAAGAAATAATCGCCGCTTCTCCTATACTGTTATTTTCTAGGCTATAATATAGGTTATTGGGTTCACCAGTACACTCAACGATATATTTGTTGATATCTGCTAATAATTTAATTTGTTGTGGAATCTCTGTTTTGTTATGCTTCCATTCACCTATCTGTTCTGTAGTGTTTGCTTCAAATATCTGTATAGCAGCAGGATCGCTTCCTGTACCTAGGCTTGGATCTAGTCCTACAACATAGATATTTCCTTTAGTTGGTTGTTTGTACCATCGTACTTGTCCTAACCTGCTTATAGGCTCTATACCTTCAAGCATAATCAATGTGTTTGGATTTATTAATGTTTCGTCTGCGATAATAAATTCACAACCAATTTCACGATTGAAACGATCTTCTCCTAGTTGTGATTTTATCTCTTCAGCCCACTTTTCATCACGACCGGGTTGTTCATGCCAATATGATCTGAATGCTTTAAAACCGTTCTTGCCTACATCCGTCTTATTACCGAACTCATCTTCAGTCTTGTTAGCACCTTTCCATATCAATGCGAATTGATCTTCGTCGCTGTTAGGAGTTGATGTAATGATAGCCTTACCACCAGTTGCTAGAGTGGGAGTAATTGATGTCCAGAACTGTTCAGCGATTGTTGGTCTTACGAATGCGAACTCGTCAAGATATAACAATGTGATAGACATACCACGACCA